GGACGACGCGAGCGCGACGCCTGCGATCGTCATCCCGGTCGTCACCTGCACGTCGTCGATCTCCACGCACCACAGCGACAGCCGCGGGTCGTAGAAGGCCGGCCCGCGGTAGACGCGCGCGGTCGGCGCCGCGAGGGAGCCGAACTGCCGGTGAAGGTGATCATCGACCAGGCGAGACGCGCCCGTGATCCACAGCGCCGTTTCCACGTCGTCGAGCGCGTCAGCAGAACGCGCGAAGGCGTTGAACTCCGCAACGGTGATGTAGTCCGGCTTCCATGGCACGGGCGCGCCTCACTCCTCGATCAGACCTGCGCGTCGTCGGCGCCGGCAGCCGCCGCCGGCTCGACTGCGGATGCCGGCTGCGCGCCGCGTACGGGCGCGTCCGCGGCCAGCACGCCCCGGGCCACGGACGGGTAGACGAAGTCCACGCCGCGGATCCCCTCGCGCTCCTGCGCCGTCTGTGCCTGCGCGCGCCGGAGGTTCTCCCGACCCTGCTCCGTCTTCACCTCGATCCCGAAGTCTGACGCGAGCAACTGCCGGCCGGTGGTCGCGGAGTTGACCACGCCGTTGACCTCGAGCGCCTGCCGGTCCCCCTCGCACAGGAAATTCGGATCGGGCGCCGCGAGCGTCACCATGGCCGGGGACGCGCCGCCGGCCCGGGACGACGCGAGCTCACCCTTCAACCTCTCGTTCTCCGCCACGAGCGCGTCACGCTGCGCGGCGATATCGTCCTTCGTCTCAGACATCGGATCTCCTTACGTGGCAACGGATTCAGGATTAGGTGGGGGGTCCGGGTGGCGGCCCGCTTAGCCCCGGGAGCGTGCGCCCGGGGAACCCCCCAAGATCGGCTAGACCGGGTCGTACACGACCTCACGGACCTTGTTCGCGTCGAGCAGCGCGGTCGCCTTGTAGCCGAACAGACCGATGTCCACCCACGCCACGCGCCACGTGATGTCGATCTTCTGCGGCGCGGTCGCCCAGCCGGCCACGCCGTCCGGGTCGAAGAGCCACGAGCTCGCGGCGACGGAGCCGGTGGCCGCGGTTGCCCACGCCGGGAGCCACGTCACGCCGTGCGCCTGAATCGCCCGGTACCCCGCGTCCGTGGTGCCCACGGCATTCTGCGGACCGAGCTCCGGGTAGAGCCGCCGGCCGGCCGAGTCCTTCGCCTTCGCGAGCGCCTTGAAGAGGTCGATCTGCGTGAACGCCTTCCGGAAGCGGTTGCCGCCCCGGATGAAGTTCAGCGGGATGATCCCGTCCGCCACCGCCTGATCGAGCGCCGCATCGACGGCAGCCGTGGTGATCGTGATGTCCGTGATGGACGCGGCCTGCGCCACGAAGAACGCCTGCGCGCCGGCCTCGAGCGCCTCGTAGTAGGCCCGGGTCATCTGCGTCCAGATCAGGCCGGACGCCTGCGGGTTGCCGCCCTGATCGAACGCCTCACGCGTGTATTCGATCTTGCCGGACACCGCGGTCGGGGTGATCGTCTGCGCGGTCGCGGTGAACGCGCCCGGGGTCGGCTCTGTGCCTTCGACGTGCGCCGCGACCAGGCCGGACGACGTGTTGAACTTCGGCACGACGAACGGCGTGATGTCCTCCAACGTGCCCTTGTTGATCGCCTCCCACAGCGGGTACGTGTAGTCCATCTGATCGACGTAGAGATCCGGCCGGTTGCGGTTCGGGTTCAGCGCCGCGACGTTGCCGGACGTGACCGCGAACTCCGCTTGCGCCTTCTGAATCGTGAGCGCGGCCAGCGCGGAGCCGTCCGCGAAAGCCTGCTCCACCCACGACTGCGCGCGGTCCCGGGCGCCGAGGTCGCCGTTCTTCCACCCCTCGAAGAGATCCGTCGAGAAGTCGTGCGAGCCCTTCCGGAGGTTGCCCTTCCGGTCGAAGCGGTACGGCGCCGGCTCGATCACCTGCGCGGAGAACTGCGGGTTCGCGTTCACCGTCTGCGCGACCTGCGCCGCGTTCGGGATGAGCTGCATTCCGTTCTGCGCGGCCCACGCCGCGAACTGCGTGACGTCCATCGGCCCGTAGCCGGTGGCCGGAGGGTGCGGGTCGTTCGGCTGCGGCTGCGGCTGCGGCTGTCCCGGGGTCGGCATCGGCGCCGGCTGCGGCTGCGGCTGCGGCTGTGCGAAGCCGGCCGCGGCCTGCGCCTGCCGAAGCGAAGCGGCGTACGTCGCGCACGCGATGCCCGCGGCGTGACGGTGGCCGCAATGCGGACAATTCATGTCGTGCCCTCCTGTAAGGCTCGCGGCCACTTTGGTCACGCGCGCGTCGTTCATCACTGGCATCGGGGTGGAGGAAACCTCGCGCAACGTCGCGCGGTGAACGTCCCACACTTGATCTTCGTCGTTCCACTCCGCGTCGACCGGGTTGCCGTCCCGGTCGAAGAGCTCGAAGTCCACGCCTACAGAGAGCCCGTTGTAGAGACCGTGCTCCGCGTCGAAGAGGAGTTGATCACGCTCGAGCTTCTCCCGGGAGCCGTCGACCCCGGACAGAACGGAGAGCTCGACGGAGAAGCCGGAGCTCCCGTCCGTCGAGCTGGTCATGGCGCCGACCGGGGTCACGTGATCCTTGAAGTGCTTCACGTGCGCGTCGTACTCGAGCGACCCGGGCAGGAACCGATACGCGATCCCGTACTTCCGGCCGATCACGTTGTACGGCAGAGCGAGCCCGGAGATCGTCCGCTTCGTCGTGTCGGTGGTCGGAGGCTCGACGTCCGCGGCGAAGTCGACCACGGAGAAGGTGTGCGCCGGCTCCCCGGCGAACTGCCGCGGGGTGATGTCCCCGACGTGGATCGCCGGCCGGCCGGCCTCGAGCACGGGCGCCGCCGCCGGCTGCACCGCGGCCCGGGGAGGTGGACCCGGGATTTTCAGGAACGTACGGATCTCCGCGGAGTCGACCACGTTCATCTCCTGCAAGGTCTTGTAGTACGCGGCCTGCGACGCCGGGTCCGCTTCGAGGTATTCCGAGAGATCGAAGACCACCGCGTACCCGCGGCGCGTCACGTCGCCCATGGTGAGCCGGTCCGTGATCGCCTTCATGATCGGGCGCCGGCCTTCGTTGATCTTCGAGATTCGCCGATCCTGCGCGTTGAAGTACGTCCGCGACGTCGTCGACACGCCTAGGTCTTCCGGGTCCACTCCGAGCCCGTTAGCTATCTCGATCGTCACCTGTTTCTGCAACTCAGCCAGTTGCAGATCCGCCAGTGACGGAGTGTTGACGTCAACCCGCTTCACCTTCGACGGCATCCATGCGGTCGAACTGCGCCGCACCTCCGACCGCCACCGCGCCAGGAACGGGCCGATCTCGTCGTCCGTGAACGGGGTGATCTGCGGGTCATCGTTATCGGTGAAGTAGTCGAGCGGTCGCGGGTTCTCCGCGTACGTCGCGGCCAACGTGTCGAGCAGCACGGCCCGGCGAACCGTCCGGGCCATGGCCGTGAGCAGCGCCGGGTTCGGGGAGTCGAAGCGGATCATTTCCGACATCGGCGTGCGGACGCCGTCGATCCATACCCACTGGCCCGGAGGTGGCTTGTCCTTCGGGTTCGGCGGGTCGAGTGTCACCTTCCCGACCGGGATGTGTCGCGCCGACAGCGGATAGTTGTCGAAGTCGAGTGAGGTCTTCTGCCACCACGCCAAACCCTCGAAGATCAAATCTTCGACGGTGCGTGTCACGGTGATCACGTTCGGAACGTCCGGGTCTATCTGCCGGAACAGCGGATGATCGACCGGTTCAATCCCGCGGGTCAGTTTCAGCGGCAGCGTCGCGATCGAACACACTTCATTCCGGCCGCGGAGCACAGCGGGCACCGACAGCGCGATATCCCGGGACACGCGCCGATCGGACAGCGCGCTCATGCTCGCGAGCAGATCCGCGATCGGCTGCGGCGCCGTGTCGAAGGCGTACTGTGCGCCTCCGGTCATGGTGACGAACTGCCGGACGACCGCGCCGGCCCAACTCCGAACCGCTCCCCACCACTGCATACGCGGAGTGTAGACGATCATCCCGCTACGTGAACCTTCCCGGACACTTCCCGCGGCTTCGGGAGAGTCCGGGCAAGATGCGCAGCGCCGGCCACCGCGTACACCGCGTCACACGGGCCGGACTTCCGGACGAAGATCCAGCCGCCGGCCCTGGCCACCTTCTCCGATTCCTCGATCTGCGTGTTTAGCATTTCCTGCCCGGAGTGCAGCAACGTGCCGCCGGCCACCTCTTTGCCGAAGCCCATGCACACCGCCGGGGTTTCGCTGCGGATCTCTTCCACCTTCATGCCGCGCGGCCACTTTGCTGCCTTCATGCCCGCCGCGACCGCGGCGCCCGGACCGTTCGGCAGCCACCCGAGCACCCGTGGGTTGATCTGCGCTAGCAGGCCAGGAAGCGCGCGCTCGAGTTGCGCTGCCGCTGCCGGCCCGGACCACTCCCGCACCGTCTCCACCCGGACGAAGTCGCCGGCCACCACCGCGCCCACCGCGAGCGTGGCATGGTCGCCTTCCTCGGAGATCTCGAAGCACGCGGCCAACCGGCGCCGCTCATTCTCGAGCGTGCCCGGCTCGTTCCCGTCCGACCAGCGCCGCGGGTCGATCGCCGCGTTCATCAGCTTCACCCGGACGCACATGCGCTCCGTCCGGAAGCCGGCCAGGGCGCGGCCGCCGAGCCGTTTTGCCCGCGCGCCGGCCTGTACGAGGGTGTCCAGATCTAGCCCGTAGCCGACCCGCGGGTTGGCCTGCAACAGCGCATCCACGTCGTCAGGCTCCGCGTCTTCCGGCGCCGACCACTCGAGC